AAGCCACATGAGGAACAACCTATGACTTTCCGCAACGACAACTTACGTGATGCTTTTCTTCAGGTCGCGTACGCCAATCAACAATGTGTTGATGACTTCAAGCAGTTGAATATCACTGCCTTAGCGACGAGTATCCGCACCCTAACAGGGTTAATGAAGGCTATAGATGATGAACGCGAAGGTCATAGACCTAGTAACGCCTCTTCTCATCCACTTGCCGACGTATACGCCCGTATTCAGGTGCTAGCGCTCAATCGTAATGACCTTCTCCGTAAGGCCATTGTCACGTTGCATGAGTCGGAAGGTTGATGCCTTAATGGCTTTAGTATTGACTCCGCAGTAGAGCTGGTCGCTCACTGTTCGCGTCCACACATCCACAAAAACTGACCGTGAGGTCAGGGGAGCATGGCATGTCTTCAATGACAAGCGATTCAGGGGGCTTCTGGTCATATACAAACGCTTTAGGTATACCGTCCGAGATCAAAAAACCTGTCATGGAGACAGTTGATCGATGGCTCGCCTGTAATGGTGAGGCATGGACGGTAGCCCGCATGAAAGGACTCTATACCAATTTTATTAGGTATAATGCGGGTGAACGGTTGGTTGAGCTTTCGTGGGTTGCCCATCATTGTGATGGGCGACCGAAGGGGCCCTTTGGGGCCCTGTATACATACTCAACCGGGGGGAAGCGTTGCTTGTTTGACGTGATTACCCTGCTCCGCGCGTACACCAAACTGGTGGCTGATGAGCCAACAGTGGAACAAATGGATAAGTTCCTGAATGGTGTTTGTGCTGAGGACCAAGAGGTGCCAACCTCTATTACGGAAGGTGTGAAGAGATCCGCACGCTTGTGTGGCATGAAGTTGAAATTGGACTCATGCGCGCCCTATTGGACGTACATGCCCTCTCCTAATAAAAGGGTGCCGTCAATTGACGGAAAAAACCACCCTGAGGGAACCCACTGGATGAACCAATGGGCCGATCTTCATATGTCACGGTACGGCTTGGATTTTATGTGGAAGTTCCCCGAGATCACAAAGGATCTGTTAGGGTCATGGGAACCGGAGGTTGACGTTCTAGGACCTGGTAATAAAAACAGGTGGAAGACCGACTCCGTGGGCGCAATAGGGTTCATCCAAGAACCTGGTTATAAGCTGCGCTCTGTGGCAAACCCGAATAGGGTGTACCAGATGGCATTGAAGCCTCTGGGAGATAGCTTGTTTGGTCTACTCAAGACCTTGCCGTGGGATTGTACCCACGACCAAGCGATTGCCATACCACATATCCAGAAACACCTTTCGGCTGGCAAAGTCGTTCATTGTGTAGATCTGTCATCCGCCACGGATTATTTCCCTTTGGCTCTGCAGCTCTCTGCACTTCGCGAAATAGTAATGCCGGCTTCCCGGGATTACGTTGGTGCCTTTGAGTATCTCTCTAGGGCGCCTTGGCGGTTGAAGGATTCCACCATTCGGTGGACCAAAGGACAGCCCCTCGGGTTGTACCCTTCCTTCGCCTCTTTCGCGTTGACACATGGATTACTGCTTCACTCCCTGAATGGTTATAAGCACGAAATGGATTTCTTTGTGCTTGGGGATGACGTTGTTATCCTGAACGACCGATTGTTCGTCGAGTATATCGCAGCTCTTAAAGAGCTAGGCTGCCCTGTGAACGAAGCGAAGAGTTTGAATTCTAAGCTTTCTGCTGAGTTTGCAGGTAAAATCGTCACGAAGGGAGAAGTTTTCCCTCAGCCGAAATGGCGAAGTCTGTCGGACGAGAATTTCCTTGATGTCCTAAGACTACTCGGTGAACGTGCTCTACTTCTTCTGCGGCCTCGGCAACGTCGTGTCGCCAAGGTCCTCTGGGACATCCCCGAATTCTTGGGGGGTGTAGGATTTAACCCAGACGGAATCCCTCTCAGTGTACGTTATCAAAAGTACATTGAACTTCTGGAGGGGGAAGATCGCGGAGAATACCTCATGGGCTTTGACGGTCAGCTAAACCGGTTTTTTAATCCGGAGCAGCCAACTGAAGGTGTCCTACCTAGGCCAGTTTGGCTTGGGGAATATCGGACACCCGATCTCGACCAGAGATCGCTTAGTCTTGCACTAAAGTACCTACCGACGTTGGAACGTTGGTATAACCCGCACCCTTGGAGGGATAATTCTGTCCCTGGTGCGTGGCGTGGTGCCTTCGGTGCCAACCTATATGCAGTTGCCCCTAAGGGTGTGCTGCCGCAGGTTGGGGTTGGAGCTCGTCAGTCCTTGCTCGATATCCTTGAGCGTAAGTTGAGACCTTAAG